TCTTCTACTTTTTTATAAGTTTCAACACTTACACCAGCCATATTCTTCATCTTCTTTTTTAACTCAGTAAAAGCTCTTCTTATCTGCTGTGGAGTTTTTGATTTCTTTAATATTCTTTCGGCTCTATCTACAGCGTCAACTACATTTTTTGCAACTAATTTTTTTGCGATTTCTGAAACTTCTTTTGGTGTTTTACCTCTTAAGTCTTGTACTGCGTCTACTCCTTTTTTACCTACACTTTTAACTGTTTCAACTCCTTTCTTAGCCACCCCTTTAACAGTCTCAAAAGCTCTACTTAAGAATCCCTTACCTTCTTGTTTTTCCTTATATTCTCTATATTCCTCTATAGTCATACCAGATTCTTTAGCTTGTCTAGCTGTCATTCTTTTTTCGCCCTTCTGTGTAAATTTTTCCATTTCCTCAGAAGTTAATCTCTTTTTATATCTTTTATCTGCCTTTCCTTCTTTAGTTAAGACTTCTTCTTTCTGTAAATAGAAATTTTCTATCTCGTTTTTAAGTTGTTTTTCTTCTGCTTTTAATTCTGCTAAAACAGCTTGTTCTTCCATTTTAATATCATTCAGCTTTTGTTTTTGATTTTCTGCAGAAACATTTTCTTTAACTTTTTTTCTTTGTTCATTGTATATAGATTTAACTTGTTCTTGTTGTGAATTGTTTCTAGTTAATCTATTTTCTCTATAAAAAACTTGTTTAGCTCCAGCCTCTGTTAATGTAGTGTTTACAGAATGTTTGTTATAATTTTCAGTCATTCTGTCTATAGTCTGAAATATATTGTCTCTTCCTTCTTCTGTTAGTTTTCCGTCTTGCACTTGTTGTTCTATAACAGACTTCATGTTACTAGCGTCTCCTTCGTAATTCCATATATGGTCTGCTACTAACTCGTCAGATAAGTTTTGGAAATCTCTCATAGATTCTTCTGAATAGCTTCCGTCTTCTGCTAATAGTTTTAATCTTTCAGTTTTCTCTATTTTTTCGTCTAACATTTTTTGTCTTTCAGCAGCTCCGTCTACTACACCTCTTACTCCCCCCATACTTCCTCCTAATCCTACAGAAGTCCAAAATATATCTCTAGCTTCTTTAGTGTACGAACCGTCTGCTTCTTTTATCCAGTCTGTATAAGAATCATAAGACTTACCTTGCACATCATTTAAATTAGCGTATTTAATCCATTCTTGATACGTTTCTTGAACTCCCTCGGTAAATCCTTCTATTCCACCATAAACTCCAATAGTAGGTAGTTGTATTAATCCTCTTTGAACCAAAGGACCTACAACACCTCCAACGCTAAGACTAAACGCTTTTGGGTTTGGAGTTAGTCTAGCTACTCTATTTATATTCATAGTTTTACCTAACCCTCCAAACAATATTCCATACTGAACAATATCTACAGCTGCCCACTTAGCGTTGTCCCAAACAACTCCACTTGCAGCACTTGCAGCTTGTTCTTTTGTTAGTCCTTCCTTAATACCCTGACTATATGTTTCACCTCCTAAATACATTCCCTCAAATGTATTAGCAGCAAGACCACCACCTATAGCTTGTGAAACGTTTCTTACACCTTTTGTAGCTATAACGCCAGCTTTACCTGCATCAATAGCTAAATGTTGAGCTAGTCCAGAACCTCCAACTCTATTTGTTCCATACAATAACTTTGAAACTTTTGACCCTCCGCTTGTTGTAGAAACTACTCTTCCCATCTGTCCAACTCTTCCACTTTTAGCTAACCCTTTCATAGCCCAGCTTCCAAATCTACCACCTATCATCGCTCCTCCACCATAAGGAATCATAAATGAAGCAGCGTATGGAATTAATCTAGCGACCTTAGAAGACCACATTTCTGCTTTAAACATGTCTTGCCATGTAACATCTTGTAAGTCTTCTGATATAATTACTAAATTTTCATTTTGCAAATCTGTTCCTTTTTTCTTTAACCAATCTCCTACTGCTGTGGTTGGTTCAGGGTCATTAGGAGACATAAATGCTGACACATAATCTATAGCGTCTCCTGTAGTGTATACCAAATCTCCCCAACCTGCTCTTATAGTTCTACCTGCGTCTGATGTAAATCCTCCTATAACTGCATCTGGGTCTACCATAGAAACACTACCTGAAGCGTCTTCCTGTATAGGTTGCGTAAATCCTTCCATTTCATTTTGCACCATATTTGAAGACGCTACACTCTTGTAGTATCTATCTATGTTTTCTTGTTGTTGTATTTGTTCTTGTGAAGGTCCTAGTAAACTATTAAAAACATCTGTACTACTTTTTCCATCATAACTTTCAATAGCTTCGTCTGGTGTAGAAATTAAATTAGTTTCTTGTTCTGCTGGTAAATCATACCCTGTAATATTATCTGCCATGTTATTTCTTTAATGTAAAATATTTAGACCACTTTTTGTTTGTTTGTTGGAATTTTTTAAAAGTTTCTTTATCTGTATTTTTAGAATACCAGTTCATAAATCCTTTTGGTCCTTGTTTTAAAGCTTCTTGTAGTGTTTTGTCTTTACTAATTAATGTACTTAATCCAGACGTAGCTTGTTCAAATAATTTATTAGTTTGTTGCATATTTCCTTCTGAAGCTTTTTCTGATTCTGTTAATAGCCAACTCATTATCATTGGTGATGTTAAATGTCCATTTTGTGCACTTACTCCACCTACAACCAAACTAGTTTCTATATTAGACTTATATGAAGTCGCTACTTCTGGTAAAATTTCTGTATTACCTTCTGTGTATATATTTGCTAAATCTAACGCTAATCTATTTTTTTGGTCTTCATAATAAGCAGCGTTTGCCACTTTAGTCTTATATGATTTATCTTCATTAATAACCTTACTTAAACTTTCACTATCTGTCATTTCATCCATTTTTTGTCTGAAAGAAACATCATTTAAATCAATAACATCATAAAAAGCGTCATCCGCACTAAAAGTGTCACTATCTATTAATTCGTTTATCATAACTACTTCTACAGGTCTATTACCCATGTTGTCTCTTATTTTCTGTAAATCATTTTTATCTGTATTTCTAGTAATTAACATTGATGTAGGTTGTCCTGTTTGCGGGTCCACTCCCGTAAGTCTAAATCCTAAATAAGTACCATTATATTTAAGGTCCATAGTCTCTTCTTCTCCATAAGGATTTAATCCTAAAGCTCCAGCTGCAAACCCCCCAACAGCACTGAGACCTCCAACTATTGCAGCTCCTGGTCCTGTAACAAGTCCTACACCCGCTCCTGCTACACCTGTTGTAGCTCCAACTTCTAATCCTCTTTCATACCAAGTTCCAGTTATATCATCATCTGTTACTAATACTCCGTTTTCATTATACAATCCTTTTGATTGCATATTATTTATTGTTTCATTTTCAGTAAAATAAGCGTCACCATACTGAGCTTTTAATACTGCTGTTTGTATGTTTTTCTCTGTTAGTATTTGTCCAGATGTGTTCATTTGGTCGCCAGAACCTATCCACTTGTCATAAGCTCTCGAGTCTGTGTCATAACCACCTATTCCTGCCCATACTTCTGTGTATGCTTTATTGTCATTTTCAGGGTCTAAACTTTCTAATAATTGTTGGAATCCACTTGTTGAACCAGTACCATGCTCTTGTTCCATATCTAAAACATCATTTACTGTAAACCCATCTATAGAACCCTTATAATTTTGTAAAAGTTGTGGAATAACATCTAGATTCTTTCTAAACTGTAATGCATAACTTGTTTCTATTTCTTTTGTACCATACACCTCTTGGTCTTCTTCCCATCTTAAATTTTTTCTAGTCCAAATCTCTACTGCTTGTGGATTTTCTTGTAAAGTATTTCTGTCTATACCAGTATCTTTTGACATATCACTTAGTATCGCTACCTCGTTTTTAGCGTAAAAATCTTCATAACTTATTTCTTGACCATTGTCAGTGTCTTCCATCATAGTAGACAAATCCCAATCTCCTCTCATTCCCACATAATCAAATTCGTCTGTTTCTCCATTTATAAAAGCGGTGTATCTTGCATGGTCTCCAGACATAATTAACTTTTGTGTTTCTGCGTCTTGCGTAGCTGCTGTATAGTTAGTTAAATTAGCTTTATTATTCGCCACTCTTCTCAATATTGGATTTCCCTTAGTAGGGTCAGCGTCTGGATTATTTATATTCATCTTATATTGATTTATATAATAATCTAAATTACCATACAATCTAGCTTGTGTATAATCTCCATTATATTGTTGTATTACATTTTTTATATCTCCCCACCCAGAATGTTCTGCATGCCACTTTTTCATATCATCAATATCTTTTTGTCTACCAAAAGAATTATTTAATATTTGTGTAGCTGTAGCTTCCGCCTGTTGTATCTGTTGTTGTACGGCGTTTTGTTGATTTATTCTTTGTGTTTGTTGTTGTTGCAACATTTGCATGTATTGCAATTCTTTCAAAGATTCAGAATCTCTTTGACTTTTTCTGTCCTGTGCGGATTTATATCCTGTGCTCAGCGTAGACCAAAATCCATAATCTATTGCCATTATTCGTTTTCGTTTAAATTAGTATTATCATCAAAGGAAGAAGATATATCAAACCCTCCTCTTGTATTTGCTAGTCCATTTTTAATTTGGTCTAATAGTGAATTAGACCCTCTCATACTTGACAAAGCATTAGCAAATGTTAGTCCAGCAAATTCAGAGGCCGCTTTTTTATTTGCTAATTGCATTTGTAAGTTTTCAGTTCTTTTAGCTTCTTGTTGTGATGCGTCAAAGTTTTCTTTATATGTAAGTAATTCAGAATATTGTTTTTGATTCTCTCTTTGTAAAGCTGCATCTTGAGAAGCTACCTCTAATAAAGCAGATGTTCTTTGAGCGTCAAATATACCTGAAGAAGCTAAATATTTTGCTCTATCTCCCGCTGTACCTCTAATGCTATTCTCTAATCCTTGTTGATAAGCTTTATCTATACCTCTTCTTATTTTTAATTCTTCTGATGGATGATATCCTCTCTTAGACAATTCTTTTGTTTCTCTTAAGTGTTCTTGAAACATAGGACTAAGTTTAGCTTGCTCCATTGGTGTAACATCTTTCATTGCAGCAGCTAAAGCTTTCTTACCCATAACCGCGTTTATTAAAGCGTCAGGACCTCCAAAAGCATCCATAATACCGTTAGCTACGTCCATAGTACCTTTTAACAACTCTTGTGCATTAGGACCCATACTTCTAGGTTCTTGGTCTGTAACTGACTCTAAGTCTGTATCAAATTCAAACGCTTCTGGTGTATATGATACTATTTGGTCTAAATCATTTTCTAAATTAGACATGTCATAGTCTTCCGACTTTATATTGTCAAATAAAGCAATTTGTTCTGGAGTTAAATTTATATCTGGATTAGCTCCTGTTTCAAATATTTTTCTTTTTCTATTTTCTAAAAATACATCTATTTCGTCTGTACCTCCAAAATAACGACCACCTATTCCATCAGGATGTCCTTTTGTTTTGTCAAAGATTTTACTGTTTGTTAAAATATCTCTACTATGAAATCTATTTTCTTTATAATTTTTTAAAGTAACGCTTTCTTCTGATGTAATAGTTCCTAAACTTTCTTTCTTTTCTAGTCTTTCTATTTCTGCGTCATTATCATCAAAACTATTTACCCAGTCTCTTAAAACATATTTACCTGTACCGTCTTTTGGATTTTCAACTTTAACATAATCATTATTTTCAGACATATCAGCATCTGTAATTCCTGAATTTGTTACGTCTTGGTTTGCTAAATCTAATATTTGTACATTTACCTTACCTTTATTTTGTATTAGTTTTTTATCTTTTTCAAGAGCTTTTAACTTATCTATATCTTCATTTGTTGCATTAGTCATGTACAAAAGTTTGTCGTACTCTGAATCAAACTCTGGCAACTCACTTTTTTGTGTTGATGTATTTATTTTTTCTAATGTCGATAGTATTTTTTCTTTTTCTTTTTCTGTACCTTCAAAACTTCCGTCTACAATTGACTTTCTTTGTGACTCTAATTTATTTATAACCGTACCTCTTTGGTCGTTATAATACATAGAAATTTGCTGATTATCATTATTTTCTACAGCTTCTCTAAAGGTATTAATGTCAAATACATCATCTTTATTTCCATATTCTTTTTTTAACTCTAAATACTCTAAAGCTAAATTTATAGTTTTTATGTCTTTATCTATTTGAGATTTTTCTTCTTCTGACTCAGCAGCTTTTAAAGCGTTTTCTTTATTTTTTAAGTTTGTTTTAAGTTCGTTTCTTAAAGCTTTTTCAGAATTAGGCGTACTAAATATTACGTTTCGGTCTTCAACTTGAATATCACTTAAACCGATTTCTGTATCATCCTCTGTGTCCCATTCCCCGTCTGGACCTGGGTCTTTAGTTTTAAGTCCTTTTTCAAAATTAGCTTCTTGCTCTTTATTTATTCTAGTGTACTTTTCCTCATCTGTTTCTCTTTTTCCGTATAGTCTAAAATTTTCTTCTCTTTCTGCTTCTAATTCTTCTTTATCTATTTCTTTATCTATTTCTTGTGTTTCAAATTCTTCATTAGTAACATCTCCCTTACCAGCCTCTATGTTAGCGTCTTTTTCTGCTTGTTCAGTTTTATTTGTTTCATGTAATTCATTAAGGTCATTACCCCCGTAACTATTAATTAAGTTAGTAAGTTCAGTTTGTTCTTCTGGTGTAATTGTGTTGTTATTTTTTTTCTCTTCCAACTCATTGAACCTAGCGGTATCACTCTCTCTTTTTGCTCTTTGTTCGTTTGTTTCAAATACTCCTGTCTCTTCTTTGTTTAATTGACTTTGATTTTCTTCATCTATTTCTATTTCTTCATAAATTTTTTCATATAAATCGTCATAAAATCCATCTACTTTATTATACTCTTCAATAGGGATTCCTTCATATTTTGCTGCTATTTCTGGGTTTTGCTCAAAAATCTTATCTATATATTTTTTATTGTTTTTTAATTCTTGTATGTCTTCTAATTCATCTTGATTCCATTCATACTCTAATTCAACTTGTTTTTCTAGCTCTTCTGTATCGTCTGATAAACTTGGGTTTTCTTGTAATAATCTATTTCTTATAGTTTCTTTATCGTCATTTATATTTCTAGGTTCGGCAAACTCTTCTTCTATTTCTAAATCTTCAAGATTTTCTTCAGTATCGACCACGTCAATATCGTCTTCTGCGATGTCATCTTCTGATGAAGATGTAAATGTAGTAGCTGATGTTCTTATGTCACTACCAGACATATTAGTTTCATTTCCTTCTGTTGTACTTATTATATCTCTAGCAAATTGTGGGTTATCTTCAGCAGCTTTTTTAAATGTTTCTATAACTTTTTTTTCTTCTGAAGAAGCTGCTGTCATAACTTTATTATAGTCCTTGCCTTCTTTAAATGTATATGTGCCATCTTCATTATCTATATATTCTCCTATTTCAAAAGTTTGTTCTCCTAGAATTGGTATAGTTTTTTTACCAATTAATTTATTTCCTTCTAAATAAGCTATAGTTTCTCCCTCGTTATTTTTAATCTCTGCTTTTCCTTCTCCTACAGTTCCATCAATAGAATAATTATCTAAAATATCTTGCTCTTCTTCTGTTAATGTTGTTGTTCTTTCTGTAGTTTCTTCAACAACCTGTGTATTATTATTATCATCCACATCAACAGGTTCTGTTGTTATTTCACTAGTATCTTCTATTTCTGTTCGTAGCGGGTCTTCAGTTTCTTCTTCTATTTCTTCCTCTACTTCTTCTTCTATATTTTCTTCTACCTCTTCTTCTATTTCTTCAGTTTCTTCTTCATTTATAACTTCTTCATCTGCTACTAACCCTAAATCTTGTGTTCCTCCTTCCCCTCCATCAAATGTATTGTTATCCTCTCTATAAGGAGTAATTGACGGATAACCATTATTTTCAGAAACCTGAACGTGTTCGTTTCCAATTTTTATAATATCTCCATCTTGTATGTCTCCGTTATTAAAAGCTTCTAACGCTTCTTTAGCTGTATCGTATTCTACAGCAGAATCTAACATTTCTTTTGTAGGGTTATCTACGTTAGGAGGCATGTTGTTAGGTCTTACTTCTTCTTTCTTTTCTTCTTCTTGTTTTTCCGTTGTTAATTGTTGTTCTAGCTTTTCAGCGTCTTCCATTTTAATTCTTTCTCCATCTTTTTCTGGTATTGTAATTACGTCTTCAAATCCAAAATTTACAAGTTCTTCTTGCAGTTTGTCTGCCGCTGCTTTTGTTGTAGCTATTCCATCATCTACTTTATAGATACTATATTTATATAAAACTCCCCCTACAGGTTCTTTAATTACTGTATATCCTTCATCCTCTCTTAGTCTATTGAATAGTTGTTGTACTTTTGTTGGAATTTCACCTTCTCCATATACACCAACCTGAACTTTATATTGTAGTTTAGGTGGTGTTGTTTCTTCTACTGTTGTTTCTGTATAACTCACACCACTTTCATTATACACTTTTGCTAATTCTCCTCCACCTTCTTTATTCAAATTATCTACTGATATTATATTAGTAGGATGACCTAATCTGTCTTCTCTTTCTGTTTCATATTCTTTAACACCAACATTTTCTATATAAAACTCAGATGTGTTATAATCGTTTTCTACAAATGTCTTACTATCGGCTCCCCAATAATGAGCCTTTAAATATTTTCCACTCCCATTTGTAAATTTTTTTCTTGAAGAAAAATCTTCTCCATATTCACTAACTATTTCTGTTTCACCAAATCCAGCTTCAGAATTTCCGTCTCTTGTCTGAACTTCAAAATGAATATGACCTAAACCAATCTCATATTCATCAAGTATTAATATATTATGTTTTTTTGCCCATTCTGTTGCTTTTGGAGTTAGTACCCAGTCTTTCATACTATCTGCCTTGAAAGTATCTGGGTTGTATTGTGTCCCAAATAAAAATGTCATTAACTCAGGATTATAATTGTGTGAAATATCACAAGCAGAAGCATGACCATGAGGACTTCCTTTTTTATATTTTAAAGATGAACCAGTTTCATCTGTATTATTATCTCTATCACGGTATAAACTGTTTGAACGGATATCAATTCCTTGCGCTAATAAGTCTTCTATAGCGTAATAAAGTTCACCTCTAATATCTTCTGATGCGGTACTACCTTTTGTAAACTTACCTCTTTTCTCTGACATTATGAATACATATTATTAGATTTCCACTTATTTATATTTTTCTGTGCCACCATAGCTATTTGTTTGTCTGACATTGTAGATTTAAACTGGTCAGTAGCGTGGTCATATATTCCAGCTCCATTACCTACTTTAAAAGGTAACATACCTCCACCCGCGTATATACTTCCATCAGCAGTTACAGGCATTGGATTATTTTTGTGTGTTTCAGGACCAGGTGTTATTTTACCTCCTCTCATCGCTTCCCTTATAGGTTGAGCAGCTTTAGAATAATTTTTTTCAGCTATTCCTTGCTCTACAACATCTTGATTGTTTACTATTAGTTCATTTCCTGTAAACTCTGCTGTTACATTTTCTAAATTAACTCCTCCCGAGTTGTAATTATATTTCATTCCGCTTTTTGCCATTGTGTTTTGATTTGACATAGCTCCACCATAAATAGTATTTCCTTTTGATTTTCTAGATAAATCTGACATTAAATTTCTTTTTCTTCTTTCTTCTATCATGTTTTGGGAATACAAATTTTTTGTTTCTTGCTTTACCTCTAGCTCTTGTCTTTTTAGTTTTTTAGATTTTTTACTTCTAAATAAATATCCTAAAGCAGCTGCAGCGATAGGTACCCACGGAGCTGCTACTCCCGCCATCCCCATTACTGTTTTTGCAGCCATAAAATCTCCTACACCCATACCTACAGCTTCTGGAGCTTTATATGTGTATGGATTGTTGTCGTTTGCTATTGTGTAAGCCGCAGCTGCTATTGCTCCACTTCCCGCTGCAGACATTCCAGTGGCAGCTGGATTTGGTATTGTTGCTGGAGCTGCCCCCATAGCTCCTCCTGCTCCCGCTACCCCTTCTATTCCCGCCACGTGTCCCACATCTCCTACTGGAAAATTTGGTATTGTTGCTGGAGGAAGAGCTGTCATTCCTGAAGGTAGTCCTTTACTAATAGCACTTTGACCTATTTTACCTAAAGGTTTTGCTAACTTATCAACTACTGTAGCAGCTGAAGAAACATTACTAACACCTGATGTTACTTTTTGTGTTAAAGATGGAGTTTCGTAATATTCAGAAGGAATATATCCTTCTGGTGCATTTTGTAAACTTTCTCCTTGAGCTTCGTTATATAAATCTCCTGCGTTTTGATAAGTATACGCTGAAGAACTGTAAGGATTAGTAGGATTAAATTCTGATATATCAGCTCTCCTTCTATCCTGTAATTGATTCATTAAGTCTAAGTAGTTTGCCATTAGTTGTATGATTTTCGGTATTTTGCAAGTATTGCAAAGATATTAAATTTATTTGTACTTCTTGTAGAGTATTCTATATTTATGTATGTACCTCTCATTCTAGGTCCCGCTTGAGTGGTATCTCTTAATGGAAATCTTAATATACCTTCTTGATACTTTGCTACTGTATTGTTATTTATATCTAAAGTACTAGGACCTGTTGTCTCTGTTTCAAAAATTACAAACTGATTAGTTAAATTAGATTTAGAGTTAGGAGTCATTACAATTTTAGCGTTATCAAAAACCTTAACATCTGAAGGTATTTCTGATATAGATTTAGTTATACCGCTTAATGCTATGTCTGACGCAGACGGAGTAATGTTTTCATCAAAAAACATAGTTTTATACTCGTGTATTTGTTCGTCCCATTTCCACACAGATAAATGATTATCATTAAAAATGTAAGGTTGTCCAGGTGCTCCTGTGAAAGGACCTTTTTCATCTAAATAAATATCACTTTCTGTAGAAGTTACATATCCGCCTATTGACATCCATCTTCTTGGTGTAACAGAATAATAAGATGTAAAAGCGTTTAAAGATTCACTGTAAACTATTGTTTGTGAATTTGTCGTAGCTACCTGATAAGCATTTTCTCCCGCACCAATAGTTTTAACTTCTCTATTGTTTTCAGTGTCTAATGTAGAGCTATGCATAGTAATAATTAACTCGTTGTTTTTATAATCAAAAATACTTGTTATTCCGTTAAATTTTAAAGCGTTATCACAAATAAAGTTTCTTCCAACTTTCTTTTTACTATCTAAACTACCTTCGCCTTTAATAATGCTCTCTAAAGCGTTTCTTTGTCCCAAGTCATCAGATAAAACTTTTAAAGATTCTCCTGTATATTGTATTAGTTTTCCGTAAGTATTATCTATATAGTATATAGCTTTTTCTGTAGAAACAACACTTTCCATATTTCTTGTACCAAACTTAGTTGATATATATAAATGATTTTCAACTGTTTCTCCTGTACCTGTAAATAGAGAAGACCCTAATTCGTCTGCTATCATAGATATAGGATTTACTAGAAGTTTTGACATTGACGATTCTTGTAATACGTAGACATCGTTTTTCCATTTTGCTAATCTTGTAACTTCTCCATACTGAGTTTCCATATCATGAAAAGAAAACTGTTTAAATACTTTGAAAGAATCTTCAGCTTCTCCAGATATTTTTGTTTCAGAATATACAATTTGATAAGGTAAGTCAAGTGATTTACATGTTCTTGTTTCGTCTACAGAAATTGCTGATTTTAAATTGTTTTCTTGACTGTATACATCGTTTGCTTCCCAGTCGTTTGTATTTATTAATAACTCCCCTGTATCGGTAGTTACTGATGTGTCACCTATATTTGTATCTCCAGCCGCTAAATGATAACCTAGTCTCATGTCGGTATTTGTGTCAGACTCTACAGGAAAAACTTGCCATCTAGCGTACGAGTTATTTTCTGTATCACAAGCTGTTTTTTGATGTGAGTAGAAATTAACAAACGTGTCCCCTCCAAAAACTTTAGATAAATGATTTGCGTCTGAGTCTCCATTTGCATCTTTTTTAATAGGGTGAAAGTTACCAGCAGGTATATATCTTGTTGATACAATAGCGTTTTGTCCTGGACCCCCATAAGGAATTATATTTCTAACTATTGAACATAAAAATTTATACGGTATATATGACGGACCTCCAAATTTACAGTTAACACTAGTTTTTATACCGACATTTCCCGTGTCATAGTTTCTTTTGTTATGTTCGTTAGAAATTTCACTCATCCATCCGTGAAAATTTGCACGGTCTACACCCTGACCTGTATTCCAATTTCTGTTTTCTAAAATTGCCGACAAATCCCTAGGATTTAAAAGACCTCTTTTTTCTCCTCTTTCTCCATCACCGTCTATTTGTATAAGAATACTTTTTAATCCTTTTTGCACTGTTGACATTGTATCGTAAGTTCTATCAAGGTCTCCAGGTCCTGAACTTGAACTTGTAGCATTTACAATACCAAACATAGAAAATAAAAACGATGTTCCCCCAGAGGCCTCTTGTTTGTGTGACCCCGATGTAATTTCCGCTCTTCTTACTCCTGAATAAAACCCTAAAGTATTATTAGAAAATCCACTCATATTATTATCTGCGTGTGCCTGTGTGGCAGGCGTGGCAAAAGCTTTATCTCCTTCGTCTATCATTAAAACACCGTTTTTAAAAAATGATTTTGACACTACTTCACCTTCTTCTAATTCTTTAGCGTTTAATATTTCGTGATGATAAACATCGTGAAATTGACTAGCTCTGTATTGCATACTAAAAGGTGTAGCTGGGTCGTCATGCTTTTCTCCTGTTTGTTTAGTTTTAAAACCATTACCATATCCAGCTCCTCCGTCAACAGACAAACCTATTCCGTAATATGTATCATATATATAATACTTTGCAATTAAAGCTCCATATCCTTCATCGTCAGAACCTATACTTATTTTTTTACAATATCTTAACGTGTTATCTTGTGACAATTCGTCATTTTGTGGATGCCAACTTTTACCTGTTGTAGCGTTCAAATTATTTTTTATTCTATGTAAACTTGTACTTGTTCCATCGTTAGTAACAGCTCCTGGTTCTGATGTTGTTGCATCATTTGCGCTATAAGATTCTCCTGAATGATTAGAAAAGCCAAAAGGCCTTTCAAGACCTGGTACAGTAGAAGCTGAATCTCCTAGTGTTTTTAGGTCGTAAACTAACTTCATTATAGCGTCTACACGTATTTTATCTCCTGTTCTGTGACTATATGGAGATGTTCCAAAAGCGCTGTCAGGACTGTCTAATGTAAAAATACTTCCTTGTACAGCTTGAGCGCAAGCTCCCTTTGAATAATGTGTATGAGTACCAGGACTTAAGTCATGCCTATTAGTTGGTTCTACTAATTCTTTTACATTAGGCATTACCTCGTAACATCCAAAATAAGCACTATGTCTTCTTTTTGGGTCTGGTGTAAAAGGAGTTCTTTGACCAGTAGTACCTTGATAATCCATCGGATTATTCCAATATTCAAAAGCACTATTATGCTTACTCATTGCTTCTTCAAATTCATTCCAAGCAAAAATTTGTTCTGTATTTACAGCAGCACTTTGTAATAGTGTATAATTATTGTTTACTTTTCCTCTAAAAGCTAAATTTGAATTTTCCGCTAATCCAATATAACCATTTAAAATACTATCGTATACTTCATGTATTGTTTGGTCGATTGCAGTAGTGTTTATAAATTGGTCTCCACTTTTTTCCCATCCTATTCTTTTTTCTGAATATCCTTTTTCTACTTTATTATGACCATAAGCTACGGTTTGATTAAGTATACCTTGTTGTAAAATACTTTTATCTGATTCTTGTCTTTCTGCTCTTACTACTCTAAATCCAGATATTTTGTCTCTAACATCACTAGGTATTCTAAATTCAAAATTTACAAACAAATCTAAAGCGTAATGCACGTCATCCGAAAAAGAATTTTGCATTTTATATCTATTTGGTATTTGTTTTACCGTATAATCAGAATCTAAAATAGAAGAACTTCCTACAAGGACATTAGGACTTATCCATCCAACAGCATTAGACGACCCCCAATCCCATTTACCATTTGAACGAGCATAAGCTGCGTGTAAATCTAAACCAGCTCCAGTATTATTAGTAGTTGAAGCGGTTATAGTATTTTCTTGCGCAGCATAATTGTAACTAAGTTCACCGTTTTTAATATATCTGTATGTTGGTCTAGAAGAAAAGTATCCTGCTGTTTGATTAAACCATGAAACATCTATACCTGGAGTTGTACATCCATATATATAGGAAGTTCTGTGGTCTCCTATTACATCTAATTGACCAAACAGTTCTTTATCAAATAGTGAGTCTGTTCCGTATGTAGGCATACCAGGATTGTAATCTGAGTCATCTGACCTAAGCCTTCGTAAGGGGTCATTCATTTCTGGCATTTCTATGTCTCCTATCCATAGTACGTTTCCAGCTCTACCATTTTTGTCGTAAATTTGCACACCAAATCTATACATTTCTCCCCTGCGATATCCTTTAAAATTCCCTGTTGATGGGTCTTTACTTCCTCCTAAAGACATACTAGCTACAAAATCTGTATCAGTATTATCTGTATTTAATGAACCTGTATCGTCTCTAGATATATTGTCTGTTTGTAAGTCTGTTATAGGTCCAGCTTGTATAAAAGGCGACACACTTACGTTGTTTTGAAAATCAACTTGTCTTTGTTTTAAATCAAAAGTAAGTCTACATCCCCCTAAATCATTATTTGAGTAATCATAACTCTCTCCTCCTAATGTAAGTCCATCCGACAAATACCTGTATTCATGAGATTGTTTTTTCAATATGTCTACCCTTCCTTTATCGTTATAATCTGTACCCCCTATAGTACTTGTGTCGTCCCCTTTGTACGTTCTCCATTTAGGCATACCGTTTGTCCAAGTTAATCCTAACGAAGGGGGTACTGAAGTAGCTTCTGTACTTCCTGAAGGTATTTCGTATTCTAGTATCTGCGAATCATTTGACGTAATTGTTCCTGTGTTAGAAGAACCAGATGAGTCTATAATATTATATCTTCTTACTTTTACATTCCATTCTTTTTCAGATATTGAATTATCTAATGTTTGTAAATTACCAGCAAGTAATATATTATCTTTTATAACTATATCTTTACATATATTCCACGTGTTAATATCTATTAATATTGAATCTATACCTTCAGCTAAATCTCCATTCCAATTAGTGTGATAAAATGTAACTTCACTAGCACTGCTTGCAAATTGCTGGCTACCAACAAGTGAAACTCTGATAGGTCCGTCATTTTGAACATGTAATATAGAATACAATTCAATAACATCAAAGTCATTATCTAAATCTTTAATTTTGATTTCAAAACCCTGAGAACTTACGTCTTGTAAGGGGTCTCCCGATATACTTCCGTAGTAATTAGAGTATGTAGAAAAACTATGTTTAGATGTGTGATACAAATTACTAAAAGGACTCATTACTGTTTCTCCTCCATTAGAAGAAATATATTTATAACAATATTGTAACTGACCTACAGGTAAACTACCGTTTATAGTTTTTGTTAAAACTGGTTGTGATGGTGAGTGTAATGGAGTTAAATCTAAAACATCTGGTGATAATCTATTTAACCCTGATTTACCTAAATTTAACGACCTAAGCGGATTTATATTGTCTGTCCAAAAAATTCTTGATATACATTCATTTTCTATAATACCCTCCATTCTTATAGGAGTGTCAACTTTCATTTTTAAATCAGGATATCTATTATTAGCTCCAACGTGGTCGTAACAAACCATTAAATCATATACCATTTCAATTCTAAGATTTCTATCAAATCTTACATCTAAAAAAATAGTTTGTGATTTATCTGGGTCAGTAGGAAAATCTACATGAGGTTTTACAATAACAAAGATTACATTATTATTATATGAGTAATGGCCAACTATACTAACCTGAAAAGATTGTGCAACTGAAAATGTTGCTGTAGCTGAAGTTCCAATGAATGGTATCACTCCAGAAAAAGTAGGACTATTTGACCGTTATTTGGACTTGGAAAAAAATCTCCTACTTCGTTACCATTTCCATCTGTTGTAGATGGATGCATGTATATTTCAGAAAACTTTTCACCAGCTGATGCAACTCCAGCTTTAGTAAATACTCTTGTTCCTAAAATACCTTCTGTAAGACCTGGGTCATATGTTTGTTGACAGATGTCATTTAAATTAAACATCTTTCTGTTTCCTTCTATATTTTCTACAGTAAACGTATTTCCAGCGTCATTTGTTAGTCTTACATTTAAAGCTCGTCTATAACTCCCTTTTGGTTGATATCTTGGGTCTGGGTCTGACACCATACCTCCAGTAAAACCCTGAGCTTGAGACATAGCTTTATTAGATTTTTGTTGTTCTTGTTTTTTAGCCATATTATAAATCTAATAATCCCCTGGTACTTTTAACAGGCACCATAGTATTCCATATTTTTCCTATTTGCCTTAGTTCTTCTGCTGTAGGCATATTGTCATCTCCTCTAGCTTTTCCGCACAAAAAGTACCATCTTTTTTCTAATTCTTTAACTACATACATAGATAGTTTACCATTTATAAATTCTATATTTTTTTGTTGCCACATTATATATTGAGCTACTGCAGTTGAATGACTTTCTTTAATCATTGGATGACCTTTAGAATCTGTAGGATAAGAAGAGTAAACTATTGTTATTTCTGTAATGTCATCATGTTGTATATTTATCCTGTTACCACTAACATAATACCTTAAAGCTTTTTGTTGTGTATCTAAAGCATCTTTTCCAACTCTTTCTCTATGTATTGCCATTGGTTTTAACAGTTCTGAATGACGAAAACTTGCGTCTCCCGTGCCCGCGCGTACTCCTAACAATTTAACTATATTGTCTGGCAATCGTAATTGTTGATTAGATAAAATACCCTTACCTCCCGTTAGGTGAGAACTACTACATTTTGCATTTACTTTATTTGAAGACAGGGTGTATTTGTTACCATGCAATCCTACTTCTTTTGCAGTTATAGTTAAAGTTGTGGTATCTGCAGTGTACAAATACCCTTCTAGTAAATCAGCAAAAACTAAACCCGCTGCGTTATTAATGTTACTACCAGTTCCGTTTAACTCAAGTACTAACTCAGCTATTGTTAAAGCTAATGTTGATTTTATAGTTATAGAATTTGCTTGATGTTCTTGATTCAAATTTGTAGCGTTGCTATCATCTCTAAAATACAACGTAACTCCATTTAAAGTAATACTATCACCATATGAAGGATTTTCTGTAAATATAATTGTTCCTGTTGACGCAGCTCCTGATGTAGAATATGTAGACTCTACTTCTTCAAAAGTATCTCTACTTCCTATAAGTAATTCTGCTTCAAAAGCCCATTCAACCCAACTATTAATATTTGAGCTGTAATCTCTAAGTCCAAGATTACGTGCAACTGTGTTATATATTCTTTCTATATGTACGTACATAATTTTATACTGATGCTATAAATACTTCAAGTTGATGATTAGCTACTCCCTTAACTTTTAATGCTGTTGCGTCTACTAAAGTTGACCCATCAGAAGTTCCTTCAAGAGTTGTTCCCGTAAACATAATACTACTATTTGCAGCTACAGATACATACGCGGCTTCAGCAGTTGATGTTTCCTTATCTAAACCAACTTGTAATGCATCAGTACCATCTAAATTAGTCACTCTAATATATCTTACATCAGCTTTAACAAAAGCGCCATCTGCAGTTGTAGTTCCAAAAGTTACCACTTCAGTTAAATTTGTGTTTGCCAATTTAATAATTCTTTTAGATGTATTTAAAATACCTGCAAAGGTATGTACGTATGTTTGTGCAAAATCTAAATCTACACTAGCGGTGTCGTGTCCAACTGTTAAAGCTTCTGTTATTGTTACCGTAAGGTCTCCTGCATTTAAATCCGAATCTGCCATAATTTTTTATTTTATATTGTTTATTACTCTTTTGTATATACCTAATGGCATAATTTTACAATTCTTATATTTCTTTGGTCTCACCCATACTAGTTTATGATAAAAATCATCAAGTATTGGAACCTTATATTTTACTAACTCTCCTGTTTCTTTACTAGCTTTTTGGTCTATTCTAACATGGAAAGCTCTTGTATGTTCTCTTTTGTCTAAATATACATATCCCATATTGTTTGGTAAATGTATTTTTTCTTCTCTAACAACTAAATCTCTTAAAACAATTTCAAAATATCTTTTAACTATATTATAAAATGTACTGTAGCTTATTTTTTTAAGTAAATTATTTTTTACGTTATTATAAATCTCTCTTACTTGCGTATATTTATGTTTGTATTTACTACTCATTATTGTCTTTGTTCTCCTCCTATATTTATTTTAGTAGTATCTACATTATCTTCTACTAAATCTTCTGGAGTTTTCATTACGAGTGTCATTTCTATTTCAGCTACTCTACTAATTAATAATGGTAAATCTTCTTCAGTTATAGGATAGTGACTTGCTGAGTCATCAAAAGGACTGTACAGCGAAGTACTACTAGCATAATCATAAATTTTTTGTGCTTTTGTTGGGTCTGTTAACACACCCCATACGTCTACCCAATATTGATAAAACTTACCACTATCATTCTCTATAGTCTGATATCTTAACCCAGCAACCTCTAAAGCCATTTCTTTTATTCCTTTAGAGTCATCTCTTTGTGATTTCATGTTATTGTAAACTATAGCGTATGGTTTGTTTGTTTTGTTAAATTTATTTGCCCAATCAAAAGCAGCGTTATCTTTAGATTTTATTGGCAATTTATTCCACCCCATCCATCTTCCAACTGTACTATCTGTTTGTTTTATTCTTTTTCTTAATCTTATATCAGTTAAACCGTCATATGTTCCTACATTTAATGTATGAGGTAAAGTAACAGTTACCGAAAACGTATTAAACTCTGAGCCTTCATGGTAATCTGTTCCGTTATAGTCATTGTTAGACCATCCAAAACTTTGCGACTCCTCAATAGAGTTAACGAAAGTACTTGTATTACCCAATAAATCGTGTTCGTCTTCTAGTTCTATTAATTCTGAAAACATTGGCTGTATATATCTTCTATCTAATATTTCTCCAGAAGATAACTTATCTGTAATTATTTTAGCTCTATGATAATGTATCCAATGTTTAATTTGCCTAGTACTAATATTTTGCTCTAAAGTTTCACTACCGCCAGACATTAATTCTTTAATGTTGTATGCTATTTCGTTTAACGTCGCCATATAATTATATTAATTACAAAATTACGAATTTTATTCCAATTAAACAGAAATAGGCCCGCACAAATTAATGATTAGACCTATTTCATTTGCACAGGGAGCAAATTCCTTACGATATATATCTATTGTTGTTCTTCGTTTGCCTGTACAGTATAATTAGAACTTTCTATGTTTCCTGTCATTTTTCTTACAGTTACATTTAAAATATCATGTTGATAATGTTCTGGAATATCTTCCCAATCACTTACAGTAAGGTGTTTTAACCATCTTATACCAAAACTATCAGAACCAGTAAAATCTGGATTAGCTCCACCTAAGGGTGTGTTATGAAAGTAAAGTCTTGTATCTCCACCTACTGTTGTTGTTACAGCGCATATAGGATTTAATTCGTTTACTTCTTTATAAGGATTATTACTAACTCTTAATTCAGATAGCTGGTCGTCTGATACTATTTTACATTCTATACCGTTTAAAGACGCATATGTTAAATGATAGTATAACTCATTAAATTCACAATAATTACTCGCCACTGTAACATTTCCTGAAGATTGATTAGAAGACTCTCTATTTCCAATCATTTCAGAATAATCTTGATTAACTCGCATTAAAGCGTATCTTTTATCTAAGAACTCTGAAATAGATAAGTTTAAAAATATATCTTTTTCCGAATCTATAAAATATGGTTGATTGGCTTTATCAATCATTAAATCCACATATGTGTACGCTGTAGCTATATTCATTATTTATTATTTTGAATGTCCTCTATTTCTTGTTCTATTTGTGATATTGCAGAACCAGCTCTCATTGAATGTTCTTCAACTTTTTCTACTGTTTCTTCTTTAGCTTTTTTAGTCTTACCACCTCTAAGTTCTTGTTTTAATAAAGCGTAAGTATCACCATTTTCTTTTAACCATACAATAGCTTGGTCTTCAGTTAATCCAATGTTTAACGTATTATGTTTCCATACACCATTAACTTTATTTAAAATTTTCTTATCGTAAGCTTTCTTTAAGAATACTCTATGCTCTTTATCTATATCGTCTACATAAGTTAAGAATTTTTCTGAGTTTGAACTAGCTAATTGAATAATTCTTGCTCTTAACAATACGCTTTCTATTGTAGTGTCTAAACCCATAAGTATTGATATATCATTTACTTCTTTGTCTTTTAATGTAGAAGCTCTTGTTATTGCTTCTGCACTTTTAATTGAATCCGCAGCATTTTGTTGTTCTTGTTTTGAAACATCTTCTATAATAAATTTTCCTCTTATTAAAGGATGGTTTTTTAAAAATGTATATAGTCTATTGTCGTACTCTTTGTCTATATCTAATGTTGTTATAGCTTGGAACATTTCATATCCACTTACTTTATTTCCATTAATATCTACTAGTTCTTTTAACCTACCATCTTTGTCTGTGTAGGTACCAAATTTACAATAGTTAAACTTCTCTGGTTTTTTTGACTTAATCATTACAATGTGACTCATCTTTTTTTGTTTTTAGTTAATACTCCCTGTTAATATTTAGGTATTGTTTTACCTTTGTTTTCTTTTACTAGTGTGTTTCCTTCCACCCATGTTTTATTAGCTGATTCTGTTCTCCATTTAAATCCAGACTGACCTCCAATATTAAATCTATTCTTTTTACTTTTATCGTATTCTTCAGCGGCCCTTTTTGTGTGACCTGGATTTAAGTTATTTAAAAAATCTATAAAGTTCATTTTTTTATCATTTAAGAATAATGGAGGGGACTAAGCCCCTCCTCTATTCAAATTTACATTACAAGTTCTTAACCTGCAAAAGTAATAGAACCAACAGCGTTTTGGTGTACATAACAGTACCAGTACGTTCCATCAGCTACAAACTCTATTCTTTCACCACCAATAGAAGCAGCTTCTACTGTTACAGTGTCAGCAAGTAAATTAGATGCACCGTCTGCACCAGAATCAGCAGCGCTCATAGCTACTATTGTATCTGCAGTTGGAGAGCTAATTACTACATCACCAGAACCTGAAGGAGTTGCCGCAACTATAAATGTTAGTTGCCCACCATTAGTTGGGGGCGGTAAAGTAATTGCTGAGTCAGAACCACCTGATTGTGTTAGGAAAATTGTCATTCCAAAATCATCGTCTTTTAAGACTGTAGTAGCTGCAACACCAGCAATTGTTCTTGTTTTTGCAACTGTTTGCATTATCGGAATGTGTTTTACATCCGACCCAGCAGTATCCTCAGCTTTTACAAAGCCAGAGATAGCTGTTCTTAATCTGTTTAAATCAAATTTTATTGCCATTTTTTTATTGTTTTTGTAGTATTGGGGGGTTTTAATTTTTACCCCCCTCTACCAAGTTATTATTTAAGATATCCTAGCTAAGCAAAGTGTTCTAGGCATACCAGTTAATTATTATACTACAGCAGGAGAAATATCCGTAATACCACTTTCAAAGTTAACGTCAACAAGCATCATTTGACCATTTCTTAAAGTGTTAGCTACATGGAGTATTCTATCCGCTATTTTTGTTTCCTCGCCAGAAGCACATGTGATTGTGATAGTATCATCAGTACCACCATCCGCACCACGACCAGTACAATAGATTACTACAGATGTATCTGCAGTATCTACATATTTAATGCTGTTAACCTCTACATATAAAAATGTACTAGCTACGTTAGCGCTTGAGGCTACATCATTGAATTTAATATATTTTGCCATTTTTTTAAAGTTTTTTAAGTTAAATCTACAGAGGGGGAGGTTAATCCCCCTGTGTAAACAATTAAGTTAATTATTATGAAACACTTAAGATACCACAAGACAATGGATTTCTAACAACGATTCCAGTTTCTGAAAGCACGTGGCATTCAAACTTGTCATCAGCGTTAGCACTTAACATTGATTTTTGGTCATAAGGGTTTACCATTCCAGCTACATACTTCTTAATCATACTTCTGTTTACTCCTTCAGCTCCTTTAGTAACTAACTCTACGTTAGAAATTCCAGAAGTTTTTCCGAAGTCCATAAACACCATCTTAGCAGATTCTTTAAGTCTGTTGTCACCAAAAGCATTAGTTCCACCAGCTGAAGAATGAATGTTAGGGTCGTCAAATACAGGACAATGAGCAACAGTAATTTTGTTACCTAATGCACTATATGAAGAAAAGTTGGCTCCTAAATGAACGTCACCAGATACACCCTTCATAGAACCACCAGTCATTGAACCAGAAGGTGCAACAATAAGGTCTTTCATAGCTTTGTGGAACGCTAATCTACCTTCAGTACCAGTGAATACTACCCACTCGTTACCTTCAGCAGAAGTTGCGTTTAATGAAATCTTAGCAATAAACTCAGTAATAATATCTTCTGTTAAAGACCCCATAGAATACGAAGCTTGGTTAGAAGAATCAATTTGAGCTAATAGACCGTCTCCAGTTACAACTGAACTTCCCATAGTACCTGAAGTTCCTAATAAAGAAGATGTAATAGCTCCTGGTCTTGCAACTGTTGTAGTTTCATTTGTAATAGATTTTCTACCATACCATCTTTGTAACTCTTGTTGGTACATAAATTCATCCATCATTTGTTGTTCTCTTGTAAAGTACCATAATCTTGAACCATTATTTTCAATCCAAGTAACGTCAGTTAAATCTTTACCAGTAACTGAACATTTCTTTCTCATTGTAGTTAAGTAGTTCTTATGTGTAGTTGGATAAGAGAAGTTCTCACCTACATCAGCTCCATCAGAACCGTTAGGGAAAGCTGAACCAATAGAAGCTATAATTGCTTCATCAGCAATATCTGCTGGTAAAAGAGCTTGAGCACTAGCGTCAATCATCTCAAATTGAACTATGTAGTCTGTTGCAGCTGCTGAAGATGAAGTGTTTGCAATAGGGTCTGCAACAACTACCGCAGTAGCTCCTGACTGAAATCTAACCATATCCCATTTGTTCAAAAAGTTACCAGTTCTACCAGTAGCTGTTCCATCAGTGATTAAATAAAATACATCACCATTTGCATCTGCGTCATCTATTGTTCCTCCAGTTGCTGTTACAGAAGCAGCCGCTGTAAATGATGTACCATTAGTACCAAAGAATCCTGTGTTGTAAGATGGACGATTGTATCTTCCCATTACTTTCCATTCAAAAGAATTATCTCCTAATACTTTTTCTGAAGCGAATCTTCCTGTTCGCTCTAATAAATACGTTGCTGCATATCTTGGGTATTGCTGAATCAAAGTTCTAGCAATCTCTGGATATTGCATCAAGGCCGTATTCAATGCGTTTTCGGCAGTAGTTCCACTACCATAAACGTCTGTTGATAAATTTGCCATTTTTTTTAAATTTATTAATTAAACATTATTTTACTTTTGCTCAATTAACTTTCAACTATTTTAGACTTTGTCTTACTTTTTGTCTACTCGCTCATGAACGCTTTTGGGTCAAACGCATCCCCTTTCGGTTGATATGGATTACGATTTTTCCCGTTGTTTAGGTTTGGCGATTGTATTTTGTCCATTAAACTCTTACTACCTTCGTTACGCCCTTGAGAACGAAGAATGTCTTTGATTTGGTCTTTATATAGCAGAAACATAGCAACGTCAGCAACATTGGCATGACTTTTCCATAATTCATTCGCCATATCTTTAGTAGCAAATCTATACACCTCTTCCTTCTGTTTTTTTGTTACTTTACCTCCCATGAACCTATCCATTTCTTTTAAGTGACCTTGTAAACCTTCTCTAGCTTCACTTATTTTTTTATTTTTTTCTGCTAAACTTTGTTGTTGTGTAACAGATAAATTTTCTTTAGCTTGTTTTATAGCTCCCTTTATATTTCTTTTTATTTCTCTTCCTTTAATAGCAATCAATCCATTACGTTGCATTTTGTCAACAGTGTCGTCTATTTCAGATTGAGTTAGTCCATCTGCTTTTAATTCTTCTATTACTAATTCTTTATTAGAATAATCTAAATAGTTTTGTAATGTAGAAATTTCTGGACTTGTGACTTCTTCTTCTTGAGTGTCTTGTTCTGTATCTTTACTATTCATAGCTTTCATAGTTTGCCTAATTTCTTCTTTTGATGCGTTAGGCATTCCTAATTGTTTAGCTACTTTCCCCCAGTCTAAATCGTCATCTTCTTCTACTTCTGATTCTGATTTAGCTTCCCAGTCGTATGTTTCTTCTACTTCCGTTTCTTCTTCTTCTTCTTTTGATTGTTTTTCCCATTTCCATCCGTCTTCGTCTGTTACAGGTTCTCCTTTGTCTTCATCTGATTTAGGTATATCTGGTCCTAAATCCCCAGCAGGAGCGTCTGATGCAAACGCTAATGGATTAAATGATTCTGTGTTTTCTTTTGTTTCATTAGAAGCTGATTCACTAGTAACCTCTTCTACTAAGCTTGATTTTTCTTCTGACATATTTATTTAATTTATTTGTTCCCTATTTTGCAAAGATACAAATTATTTTGTAACTTTGTTCTTTGCTCTTAATTTATCCTCCATTGTAGTTGGTGACTCACCAGTAAAACTATTCTTATCTTTTTCAGAATTACTAGTGTCTTTGTTTATTTCATGGTCAGCTAATTTTTTATTAAAGTCTGCGTCTTGTGTAGAGTCATGTATATCTCTCTTGTCTTCAGATTGTAATGTTGCAACCGCCATTCTAGATTCAGCTTGTATTTCCGCCACTTGTATTTTAGTGTCGTTATCCATTTTCTTAAGTTCTGCTTCTGCTTGAAATTTAGCTTGGTCAGCTTCTTGTTGAGCTTGCATTTGTTGCATAACTTGTTGTTGTTGTTCAGCTGCTTGTTCTTTCATTTTATCCATACCTTGTTCTAAAACTTTTTCTGCTTCAGTCATGGTATCTGCTTTTAATACTTTTAAGATGTTTAGTAAGTCAATGTTTCCTGCTTGTAATGCAGACTGAGCTAATTGTTGTACCACTTGTTTCATAGCGTCATCCTTACCGCTGTCTCCTACATAAACACCGTAATCTTGTAAAGCAACTTGAGGCATAATATTTAAAAATTTATAAGCTCCGTCTCCTAATATCATTGCTGCTTTTTTACCTCCAGCCCAAGCTATTTTCATGTTGTTACATAAACTTTCTAAAACTCTTTGTTTTACTTCTGCGTGTGAATAAAACCAAGACTCTGTAATAGTAGATGACTGCACTACACTTCTTTGTACGTTACCTACGTATTCATATTGTTCTACCGCTCCTTCTCTTTGTCTTGTAACTCCAGAAAGTTGACCAGCCATATCTTCTAACATAATCTTTAGATTAATTAACTGTTGTACAGATTGTGATAATGTAAAATCAACTTGTTGAAATTGATTAAAACTACTCACCTGACCACCTTCGTCTTTTGAGTTAATAGGTATGATACCGTCTGTTTTTAAATGATACAATACAGTTTGCATATCCATACCTACGTTTGTTGGTATTTGTGACGTGTCGTATACTACTGCTTTACCACCAGAACGAGCCATAGCTAATTCTATTTGGTATATTACTATATTATATAACATCTGTGTATTAGCTAATATATCTACCATTGAGTTTGGATGTCCCGTAGTGTTACCTTTTATACATCCAATATAAGACAAACTAGTTTTACCTGGGTCATCTACACTTCTAACTTGATTGTCTCTTCTTTTAGCTTTTACTAATATTTTACCACCAATTTTTGTCGCTTCCCATATGTCGTCTACCCACTTAGTTTCTATAGTATCACCTTTTCTTTTTTTGTATGTGTCTCTTACCATTTTTCTAAATGGTCTATCTGGGTCATATTTATTAGGAGATATTTTAAATTTAATAGCTCTTAAGGATTTCCATTCAGCTGTTACTATACGGATACGGTTTTCTTTTCCATGAGCACTATCCACCCATAGTAATTGATTATTATAGTCACTAATATCTTGACCATAAGAAGTTCTCATTTCATCTAATATAAGTAAATCGTCTTTTGTTAAGTATTCTTTAAACTCGTCATTTATTTCATTAACAGATAACCATCTTTCTTCTCCCACCCAAGCTGCGTCATCTAAATAATCAGAATGTACAGACGTATCATATATTACAGAACGTGGGTCTACCCTTCGCGCGTGAGGGTCTCCGTTTACTATATCTACTTTATAAAATTCTTTACCAGTAACTAATAAATCTCTAAACCCTTCTTTAAATTTATCTTTTAAATTATATCTGTTTAGCACATACTCTAGTCCGTCTTGTGCATTCTCCTCTACCATTTCTCGGTAGTTATATTTCATATATATACCTATGTCATCTGGTACTGGCATTCCCTGGCCTTCATCTGTTATAGGAGCTCCGTATGTTTCTTCAAAATCTTTATGTATATCTTCCAACAATGATTTCATTTCTATAGCAACTTTGTGGTCTAACTTTCTTATTACAGCTTCTTTGTTTATAGTAGACACCTTCATGTCTATAGGTCTTTTCAGTTCTTCACCAACTAATAAATCAATTTTAGGAGTAATAATAGGATAATTAACTAATCTTGCAGGATATGATAATCCGTATTGTTCAGTAATATAAGCGTAGTCACCTTGATTAATATTTCCATTATATATTGAATAATTATTGATGTCTCTTGTTCTTGAGTCTCCATATGAACTTTCGTTATACGACATATAACTAACTATTGAACCTAAAACAGAATTACACCATTCGTCATTCTTTTCTTTTTCTGATACCATCATTGATGGAAATGCACTATACTCTTTACTCATTTTAATTTAATTTTATTGGAGTACCATTATGACCCCTTGTATAATATTTTAGACCTATGTCTATTGACTCTTGTTTTTCTTCCACTCTCATTCTGTAGTTGTCTATATTATGGATTAAACATATACCAAAAGCCATAGCTCGGTCAGTATTTTGTAGTCCATAATTTGCTAATTCATCTATTAAATCTAAAAACCAAATCTCTTTGATGTTTTCTCTAATATAATCATCTATCAAATCTTCCAATAAAGATTTCACTTGCTTATTCATGTGAACACCATATTGGTTTCTTGTTCTAGAGCCTGGATTATGAGCAGACTCTGGTTTTTCTTTTAAATATTTTAACGCATTCATACGTTTAAAATAATCTAATATACCTATCTTTGTGTATTCTACCAACATTTTACTGTTATAGTAGACTGCTAATTTCAAACATCCGTCCCAAAAATCTTCTTTTTTCTTAGGTCTGTCTGTATATTCAGCGACAACATAATCGCTTGGTATATTTGTATTTGCAAATCTACGATAAATTATTGCACTTCCCAAGGAATCTGACGCTCCTGCTTCATCTTGGTCATAAGAATCTATTCCTCCTATGTCAATTCCTTTATATTCTGGCATTGGATGTGACAGAATTTTAAAGGGTCCAGCAGGGTGAGGCCTCCATAAAACTTTTAATTCTTGGTCGTCACTTAACACCCAATCTAAATATCCTGACTGTATTTGATTCTTATAATCTTTACTTGCAAGTATTCTTGACCTTTGTGCATTAAGCAGAGATATATCAAACCTACTTTCTTTAGTATTTAAGAACGCTTCTTCAATTGTTAAAGGGTAGTTTTGTATATGTAAATTATAAGCTTCGTTATCTCCAGACTTTCTAATCACTTCTCTGTCTTCAGTCAATTTGTCTTTAGCTCCATTAATATCTTCCTTCCCTGTTTGTATATCAAAAAATCCATAGTAAGCTTTTGACGCTGGTATAAACATAGGTATAAGATTGTAAGCGTCATGACTATAATACATATCCATAAAATCTTTAGAAGCTCTAGATATGTCACCACCCGTACCTCCAACAATAGGAACTCCAAATTGTATATCACCATCCATAAAACAAGCTTTAGATGACATGTACGCATTTTTTAAATGTTTAAATTCTCCAGCCTCTTCAAATACCATCAAAGAAGTTCTTTCTCCCTTAAATACTTCTGGATTATCCATTGTTCTACATATAATTGTAGATTGATATCCACCAATTTCCCACTTACCGTCTTTGTTTTTTTGTTTGTAACCTGAACGTAATATACCATCTGTGTCTTTTAATACTGAATGTTTAAAGTTAGGATGTATACCATTTAATCCTTTTTTAGTTTTATCAAAGAATGCGTCAGCAGTTGCTTGTAATCCTGCCGCTACACCTATATCATTGTATGGAAAAAACGTATATTCATGTGCTACCATACCTGAGTTCATGTAAGAAAAACCTTTGTCTCTGGCCTTTATAACAATCATTCCTTTTCCTTCTTTTTTACACGTTTCAAATAAGTTAAAGTATTCTCTATCCATCTCTCTGTACCACGGATGTATTAAAGATTTCCTTCCTCCTTTCTCTCCACTGTTACCTAGTATATAATAAAAATTTAAATAAAAATAATACTTACCAGATATCCAGGGCATACCTTTTGGTTTAAAACCATTGATACATCTTTCTTGTTGCTCAGTCCACCACTCTTGATATGAAACAGAACCATGTTCTAAATCAGGAAACCCTTTATTTGGTATAGGTCTGTATCTTTGTGGGTCAAATTTAATCTTACCCATATCTTAGTCTTTTTGGTTTTTCAAATCCAAATGTATTTTTATTTTTTATTTTATTAGATTCCTTTGACTCCATCCAATCTCTCAAATTTATATTGTAATTGCTTAAAGTATATTGATTGTATTCTTCCGCTTTATCCCATTGACCTTTTCTGTAATGATAAGAATACCTTTGTTTTAAATATACAATATTATCTTTTTTACCACCCTTACGATTAACTTGTATAGGTTTTTTTGTTTCTCTAATAGGCTTTCTAATACTTTTGTTCATTACATTTCTTTTATTTTCTTACGATTTTCTAAGAAAGATAATCCTTTATCTCCAGCAATTTTTTGTCTTTCTCCTCTCCTTTCTATAGAATCTAATAAAGATTGTCTTGTTTTTAATATTTTCTCTACACCTATCATAAGCTTTTGTAATAACTCTGCGTTTTCTTCATTTAAAAACATATTGTCAATTAAATTTGTAAACTCATTAATTTTTTTATTAAAAGCTATAAGCTGTTCGTCTAGTGGGTCAAACTGTAATTCTTTATATTTATTTGCAGCAACTATCATTTCTGGTTTTTTATATCCAGACCATGTATAGCTTTTATACAAATCCATAGAAACAGCTTTTATTCTTTCTTTTTCAGTGTAATGTCTGTAAGGGCTTTCGTAGTCATATACCATTGCAATCCACTTCATTGCATCTTGACCTAATTTTTCTGTTTCTAAAACTGTTTTAAATTCTGGCACAAGACTAACTCCATTGTCGTCTCTAACTATATCTCCCTTTTTATTTATTTGTAGTAAGTACATACTATAATCCTACGTGCATTAATTTAAAAGTATTTTTGTATTTTATTTTACTAGTTTTTTTTCTGTATAATTTATCTAAATTGTAATTTGGATTTTTACAAATTGAAACAGTGTTGTCTAAATATATAAAATTATTATTTTCTATTTTGTCTATTAGTTTTTCTTCTTCATTAAGTAGTAAAGAAATGTCATCGTAGTTTTTTTCTAAATAAAAAAATTCACCTTTCTTAATTATTTTTCCTTTTGCGTTATTCATAATATTCATTTTACAAATATACGAAATTTATTTATATAGTTTTAAAAGCAGAAAACCCCTTTTTGATAAAGAGGTTAACTGCATGAAAACACGGAAAGATAAAGAAGTTGCAAAATTACAAAAAATTTATTTACCATAAGGATTTATCATTCTAAATATATTATCTGTTTTTGATTTTACTTCTTGTTCGTATAAAAACTCATTGTATTGTTGTACTGTTGGTATATTTCCATTATTTATTTGTGGTAAAGTAGATGGAGTGACATTGGTTCCTTCTGGTATAGATTTGTCTAATGTTGTAAAACCATTTCCTTGTACTGGCATTTTATCTAATGTTACAGGTTCTTCTGTATTATAAGGATTATTATTATAAATATTTTCTTGAAAGGGTACTCCATGGTCTCCTACTCTCACAGTTTCTGCTGCAGGAGGTGGTGGTGGTGGAGCGGGATTATAATTTATATCGTACCCCTCTTTATTAAAAAAATCTTCTCTTGATAAACTTTTTTTAGCTAATTCCATTAATCCTAAATTCTCAAGAGGTTCATTTCTTTCAGAATTTTCTTTTAAGTAATTACTGTAAGCTACGTCTCCTTCGTACATAGGAGAAGCTTTTTGTAATTCAAGATTTTGAGTGGTGTTTAGACTGGCTTCAATATTTTCAAGTTTTAGTACAGGTCCATATAATTGATTTCTTTGTTCTCCTTGATATACAGATGGATTCATATTTATTACTGTTGTTCCAGCTACATCTGAACTTTCTACAGAAAGGTTGTTAAACTGGTCTTGATGTACAAAGTAATCTGCTTGATGTTCTTCTGGTAAATTATCTACATTAGATTCTCCAAAAGTAACATGAAAGTGGTCGCTTTCGTTTAACACACTTACATTAAAATCTTTTCTAAATTGTTTACTTTCACTGCTGTTTAACCATCTTTTAAAACCTCCAGTAAAGTCACCTGCGTCTCCCGTCATGTGTTCCATTGGATATATTTTATCAGCTTCTTTCATAGTCATTTCTCCAGACTGTACTTGAGACCAAATGTTATTAATCCAATTAGTCATATAGTCTACATCTTGATTTTCCCATTCTTCGTCACTCACATCGTTACGTTTATAATCTCTTAACGAAACCCCTAAAGAGTCTGCTATAGCTTGTTGATATTGTGGATACCTTCCATAAACATAAGCATCGTCTCTTTGATATTTTCCATATACTCTTGTTTGGTCTTTACCTCCTCTTTGACCACTAGTCATTTCTATGTCTCCTGTGTATCCGTAATATTGAGCCATAGATAAAGCCATAAATACGTTTTCTCCAACATTTAAATTAGGAAACTCGTCACTGTCTTCAAATTTCATTCTTGGAAAAGCTCCTCTTTTCTTAGACCCATAAGAATCTGCGTAATCTTTATTTCCTCCTTCATTGTACAATCCACCTTTTTTAAATGTCTGAGAAGTATTGTATTCTGAATCTATATTTTCATATGGGTTTGTTGACGCGTTATACGATTCCGAAGGAATCAAATTTTGGTTTATGTCTTGAGTGGGCGTCATGTTCATTCCTTCCGTGGGTAAAACTTCTGGCTCTTCGTATGTAGCGTCATAATATGTAAGTGCTTTTTTGTCGCTAGAACCCTGCTTTCCTAAATCATCTACATCTATAGTGTAATATTTTGTTTCGTCATGTTCGTAATCTTCTCCTAAAGTTCCTAATGAATAGTTTAACTCTTTGTTCCATCTGTTAAAAGTTGCTGATTCATCTCCTGGGTGAGAAACATCAGTTCTAACTCCTATTCCTCCTTGGTCGTCTACTATTTTATCAGTTTGATACATAACATTATAAAATTCTTTTGATGTTAATTTACCATCATATTTATTCATTAAGTCTGCAATAGTAAGTTGTAAAGCTCTTTTTGTAGAAGAGTTTTTATTTCTATTTATACCTCTACCTTCTTCGTCAAAATGAGAATCTCCTGTGAAGTGTACTACAGAAGACAATACAGTAAAGTCTTTAAAATTTGAAACCTTATTAAATAAATCAGAATTATTATTAAAATTCTTATCTACAGACTTACTGACAATATCTGATTGTGTTGTATTACTAAATTTAATATTTCCTACATATTCCTCTAACTGCTCCTTAGTTAATCCTAAATCTTTTTGAATTTTTTGAGAAGATTTACCCGCCATGTCATATACCTTTCCGTTCTTTTTCGTATACTTCAGTCCCGCTACAATAGTCTTAGCGTCTTTTTTACTTACCCCGTGGTCTATGTAGTCTTGTTCTGTTATTAAAGCTTTTGCGTCTAACCCTGAACCAAAGGTAATACCTGACTCTTTAGTAGCAAGATGTCCATTAGGTAGGTACCCCTCTGTGTTTGTAAAATGTTTTAGTAATTCGGTTTGTTGTTTTTTTGTAAGGTCTTTAAAAGATGTGAAGTTAAATTCTTCTTCAGTTACCGCTTTTTTTTTACCTCCGTCAAAATACATTTTGCCTCCTTTTTTAAAAGAAGTAACTTTTGGAACTATAAGAGGGTGATTTATAGGTTTACTTCCATACGGAGTTAATCCCTGATATCCACTTCCCGCTGCTCCTCCAGATGCTAATGTATCGTCACCCATAAGAGAACCAGATTCTCCAGTTAAAAGGTTACCATCATCACCCATCGCTCTATTATAAGGTTGATATGCTTTTGGAGTTCCCATTCCTCCGTCTGCACCACCAGAAGTAAACCATTGAGAAACTGGGTCTAAACCACCATAACCAGTACCACCGCCTGCTTTATACTTTGGTATCTTACCCCCACCGTAATATTTATTGTAAGCATTATCTGGATTAGCTAATATTTCAGGTACGTGTTTAAACTTACCTATCATTTCTATCATATCTTTGTAACTACCCATAATTTTATATTTTAATCGTGTTGTGGTCTTAGTTTTATCTTTCCTCCCTTGTTAAATCCAGACTTCATATCTGCGTAACTTTCGGGACTAATCGTACTATTAGATTTAGAACGCGATGTTCCTGCTTTTTTTCTTTTGTTGATATTATAATACAATCCCTTCTTTGCCATACTTAATCGTGTTGTGGAAGTCTTCCTCCGTGACCATACTTCATTTTCATGCCACCCATAGCCTTATTCTTATTACCCATCATTTTAAAATCAATACCTGAGAGTTTTCCGTCCTTATTCTTATCAAGTTTT